GCTGTTCCCCCGAGCAGCGCATCAAAGACCCCGGCCGGACGCCGCCTCTCCCATCCCGGCCGGGGTCGCCCTCTTTCAATTCAGTTCCCCGCGCCGCGTGCGGGGCGAATTTCGAGGCGCACTCATGGTGAAGTTTGACCCTGAGCTTGCCGCCGCGTTTCTGATCCTCGTGGGCGTTCCGCTGTTGGTCATGCTTGGTCTGTTTGCACTGCTGGCAGTTGCGGAGTGGCTCTGTGACCGCCGGAAGCCCTGGGGGCACCCATGAAGCCTGTCCGCGAAGTTGGGAAGTGGCACTACTACCCAAAGTGGCTCGCCCGCGAGGCCGACAAGATCGTCGCCGCGTTCCAATCGGGAAGGACCGCGAGCGAACTTGCCGTCAAGTACGACTGCGACCGGCGCTACATCGTCAATCTGCTCAAGGCGAAGGGCCTCTACGTCTATCGCCGGACGATGGAGCTGCATCCGCCGCAGGCCAAGGGGCTGATTAAGCACCCGAGCGAGCGGTGGGCGTTCGACAACTACGCGCCCCTGCCGCAGCCGCAGCCAGTTCACCGTGACGCTTGCCTGCGCTGCCGCAAGCCGTTTGTTGCGGAGGCAAAGACCATCTACATCTGCTCCCCCTGCAAGTCCTTGGAGGTGTTCAGCATGTCCGGTGATTACACGGCGGTAATCGCATGAGCCCCCGTCGCAAAGGCACGACCCAGCGTCAGTTCGTCGCCAAGGTCCTCGGCACTGGCCGGTGGGTCAGCCTCAAGGATTTCAGCGGGGCGCGCGGTACGGACTCCTCCATCAGCGCACGCATTCGTGACGCCAGGAAGAAGGCGCACGGCGCGCATGTGGTCGAGTGCAAGCGGTTCGCGGATGGCGTCTGGCGTTACAAATTGGTTCGATAATGGCACCCCCAACCGCCGAGAGAGTTTGCGAGCTTGTGACCTACGACAGTGAGTCGGGGGAACTTCGTTGGACCTATGCAGGGCCGCCAAGGGTGCGCGGCAAGGCTGTGAAGTGCGGCACTGAATCGCAGTACGTCTACATCACCGTAGATGGTTGCGATTTTGCGGCTCACCAAATCATTTGGCTGTGGTGGTACGGCGAGTGGCCGTCACTGCAGATCGACCATGCCAACGGCGACAAGCGCGACAACAGACTGTTGAACTTGCGTCTTGCGACACGCGCGCAGCAAGTCTTCAACCGCCCAGTCCGGGCGAAGTCTGGATACAAGGGCGTCATTGCCAAGCGCGGGAAATGGGCCGCGTCCATTTTCATAAACCGGCGGCGGATTTCGTTAGGTTCCTATGCGAGCGCGGAGGAAGCCGCCGCCGCCTACTTGCGCGCAGCCGAAGATCATTATGGCGCTGACTTTGTGCGGAAGTCGCAAAACGCATGAAGCCCATCACCATCATCCTGAACGAGCCTCCCATCGGGAAGGGACGCCCGCGCTTCACGCGCCAGGGGCACGCTTACACGCCCGCCACGACTCGCGCCTACGAGAAGCGCCTAGCAGAAGCCGCCGCGCTGGAATACTTCGCGCCGCCGCTCACAGGCCCGCTGTCGGTCAAGCTGCTGGCGCAACTGCCCATTCCGAAGTCGTGGCCGAAGTCGAAACAGGACGCAGCTCGCCGGGGCGAGATCACGCCCGGCAAGCCGGACATCGACAACCTCATCAAGACGCTCGACGCGCTGAACGGCATCGTCTGGAAGGACGACGCGCAGATCGCGCACATCTACGCCCGCAAGGCTTACGGCCAGCCCATGCTGGTGGTGACTGTGGAGGCTGCATGAACCTCACGCGGAAGCAGAGAGAGTTGCTGGCCTACATTGAGCGTCGTTCCGCTCAGGGTGAATGCCCCAGCTTTGACGAGATGAAGGACGCTTTGGGCCTTCGCTCCAAGTCAAACATTCATCGCCTTGTGCAGGCTTTGGAGGACCGTGGTCACATCCATCGCCTGACGCGGCACGCTCGCTCTATCTCGCTCGGCTCGAGGCCGCCAGAGACGTTCCCCAACGCGAGCATCACAGCTTTTGAGGACTTCGTGGTGCGCTGCCTGCGCGCCGGCATAGACCCAGGCCGTATGCAGGACGTGCTTTGGCGTGAGGCCGCTCGGGATCGCATTCGCCGCGGCGGCACATTCGACTCGGTGGCGGCATGACCCCGACGATGGCAGAAGCCCGCAACGTGGCCCGTGAGCAGATTGCTTGGCAGTTGAACCGCCCCCGCAGTCTTGCCGAGTTGTGCATTGGCGCTGGCTATCCGCAGTGGCGTTTCCTGCCATTCGATCAGGTCATCGAATGCTTTGCACTGATCTGGCTTGCAGACCTTCAACCCGAGAACACTAAGAGGGCCGCGTAGTGGCTGACTTTCCCGCCCTCCCGTTTTGGACAGACGCCTACTTGGCGGACACCACACATCTAACGACCGAGCAGCACGGCGCCTATTGCCTGCTGCTGTTCAAGATGTGGCGGATGCCGGACTGCAACCTGCCGGACGATCCCAAGCTGCTGGCGCGGCTCGCAGGCATTGTGCCGGCCAAATGGCCCGGCGTTTGGTCTGTCCTCAAGGATTTCTTCCTGCTGGGCGACAACGGCCGCTGGACGCAGAAGCGCCTTACCAAGGAACGGGATTACGTCAACAAGCGCAGCGGAGAGGCATACCGCGAGCAGCGGAGAATTGCCGGGAAGGCATCGGCAAAGAAACGAGCAGGCCAACACAAATCCAACGGGCCGTTGAACGACGAGCCAACGGAACCGCCAACGAAAACCAACGAAGCCACACCCACACCCAATAGTTCCGTACCTATCGGTACGGACGCTGGCGCGTCTCGACCGCCTCCCGAACTGACGCCTTTGCCGCTGTCGCTGATCGAGCCGATTGACGGCGATTGGGCGCAAACGCTGTTCCGCCCTGGGCTCGAATGGCTGGCGAATCGCACAGGCAAACCACCGAACGCCTTGCGGTCAGTCCTCGGCAAATGGCTGCAGGCCTGCGAGCAAAACCACGAGCGTGTATTCCGCCTGCTGATCGAAGCGGAACGACAGGAAATCGCGGACCCAATTGGCTGGATCACCAAGGGATTTGAGGCTCGGAACGCACATGGAAAACCCCGGAAAATCGATGCAGCTCTCGCCGGCCTTGCAGCAGCCGAACTCGGTTGACCGGCCGAAGCTCTCGCCGTACCGCGCGGCGTTGGTGTCGGTGGACCCAGCACTGACGCCGGCAAGCCCGGACCAGTTGCGCGCCATCCTTGGGCGCCTTCGGCTGCACTACGGCATGCCGGACCTCACCCCGCAGCAATTCACCCTGTTCTGGCAGGACTACGCCGACGACCTGGCGCACGTCCCGGCCGATGTGTTGGAACAGGCCGCGATTGGCTGGCGCCGCAAGGTTCCGGCCGAGAAGTATTTCCCCAAGCCTGCTGACCTGCTGACCATCATCCGCAGCCAGCGGGTATTCGAGGAACGGGCCCGCCGCGCCCGCGACAAGCTGGACGCCCAGCGCCGCGATGCCGACCCCGCGCCTCCGACAGCCGAGGACAAGGCCGCCGCCGCAAAGCTGATGGCTGGCCTACGGGAGAGGGTGGCGTCGATGCGCCCGATGCCGCGGGCAGGTGTTCGCGCCCCCGACCGCATGGACGAGCCGACCCAATCGGCCAAACCGACCGAGCAGGAAATCCGCGACTTTGAGGCCCGCAAACGCGCCGTCATCGAAGAGGCCCGCGCCGCCGGAATGATCGAATGATGGCTGATCTCGGGCATGTGAGATTCACAAGCGACCACGACCATCGCCCCGTTACGTGGAAGGGAAAGCCTCTCACCGACATGTCTAGGGATGAGTTGCTAGAGGTCGCGGAGTACTGCGCCCGGGGGCTGATTTCTATGCTTACCAAAACTGACCGGTCGAGAGGCCCAAGGACGCTGCCCAAGGACCAGGAGAGTATGCCCCGCGCCGAGATCATCACCGGCACCCTCCTGCTGGGCCTCATTGTCCTGGTAGGCGTGCAAATCGTTGTCATTTGTTTCCCCTGAGAGCAGAGAAAATACAGTGGCTAAGTTCCTGAAAGGTCAGAGCGGCAATCCGGGAGGGCGGCCGAAGATGTTGTTGGCGGTGGTGGACGCGGCCCGCATCCACACCATGGAAGCCGTCGAGACTCTTGTGACCATCATGCGGGACAAAGACGCGCCGCCCGCTGCCCGCGTGAACGCCTCCAACGGCATCCTAGACCGTGGATGGGGTAAGCCGTCGCAGCCGCTGACGGGCGATGCGGACGCCCCGCTGCAGATCGCGTTCCGTACTGTGTACGAGAAGGCTAAGGGTGGAAATTGAGTTTCGCTGCCGCTGGTACCAGCAGCGACTCCACCAGGCGCTGGTCACACAGTCGGTCAAACGCTTCATCGAGATCGCCCACCGCCGTTGGGGCAAGGACGAGGTGGTTCTTGCCGGCACGCGCGAGCTGGCATTCAAGCGGGTAGGGAACTACTGGCACTGCCTTCCTGAGTACGAGCAGGCTCGCAAAGTGATGTGGAACGCCGTGAACCCTCACACCGGGGTCCGCCGCATCGATGAAGCCGTCCCCCCCGAGATCAGGGCGTCCAAGGACGAGCAGCAAATGCTCATCCGCCTTGTGAACGGCTCGACGTGGCAGCTTCAGGGCTCGGACCGCTACGACGCGCAGGTCGGCGCAGGTCCTGTGGGCATCGCCTATTCGGAATGGGCGCTGGCGAACCCCTCCGCTTGGGCCGTGCATCGCCCTATGCTGGAGGAGAACAACGGCTGGGCCGCATTCATCAGCACGCCCCGCGGCAAGAACCATGCCCACCGCATGCTGGAATACGCCCAGCAGAACCCAGGGCGGTGGTACTCCGAAGTTTCCAGCATTGCCGATACCCACGCCCTGACCAAGGAACGGCTGGACGAAGCCCTGGCCGAGTACATCAGCCTGTATGGGGAGGATGAGGGCGCGGCGCACTTCGAGCAGGAGTACTTCTGCAGCTTCGACGCCGCTGTGCTGGGTTCGTACTACTCCAAGCAGATGCGCCGGGTGGTGGTCGAGGGCCGCATACGGGATGTTCCGTACAATCCCGATCTTCCGGTCCACACTGCGTGGGACATCGGCCGGGCGGACGACACGTCGATTTGGTTCTACCAAGTGGTGCGCGGCGAGATTCACGTCATCTGGTTCTGGTCCGCCTCGGGTGCGGAGGTCGATGACGTGGTGCGTGTGCTGGAGGGTCGCCCGTGGAAGTACGGCCGGCATCACCTCCCGCACGATGCGCGGGCCAAGACCTTTGCGTCCGGCCGCTCCGTCATCGAGCAGTTAGCCCCGAGCCTGGGCATCGGCAATCTGTTCATTGTGCCCAACATCAGCGTGCAGGACGGCATCCAGGCCGCCCGCCGCGCGTTGGCGATCACCTACTTCAACGACATCCCGGAAGTGGAGCCGGGCCTGGAAGCCCTGCGCCAGTACCAGCGCGAATGGGACGACAACCGCAAGGTGTTCCGGCTTTCGCCCCTGCACAATTGGGCAAGTAATCCTGCCGACGCCTTCCGAATGCTCGCAGTTGCGTGGCGAGAAGAACCTAGGTCTAGCGAACCGGAGAAGCCTCGTGTACTAATGGCGGGGCCTGACAACCAAGTAACGCTCGACGATATGTGGGCGGCATCTAAGTCACGGAAGGCATCGAGACTATGAGCGGCGCTCCTACCCCGTATCGGTATCTTTACGAGACTGTTGCCGCATCGCAGACCGGCCAGGTGCTGGGCGGAACCGGCGCGACAGGGGATTACCTCCATCGCCTGATCATCAGCATCGTCACCGCCGCCACCGGCACCGTGACCCTGATCGACGGGTCCACATCGATCGTGCTTTCGACGGGCGCGGCAACGCTGCCCCTCGGCACGTTCTCCGTTGAGGTCAATGCGGCGTCCAAAAATGGCGCGTGGTCGATCACCACAGGTGCCGGCGCTACCGTTGTCGCGGTGGGCATCTTCAGCGCCTAAATGCCGAACCCCGACCGCGCATCCCTTGCCCGCATCCTGGCGAATGACGCTGTGGAAGGTGGAGCCTACGGCGCAATGACCGGCGCGCTGGGGGGCGGACGCAGCATCGCTTGGCGCACAGGGCCTGATGATGCCTTTTCCGCTGAATGTACCGGCCCTGGCTGGCAGCGCGGCGATGTTTGCCGGCGCCAAGCCGCTGACCCCGGAAGAGATCGCTGCGGCTGACGCGAAGGACCGCATGCGTAACGGCGAGTAGTACCCGCGTAGTAACCGCTTACGGCAGCGTCGGACGACGCCGCCGAGTCCCAGGCCCCTACAGGGGCGAGTTGGAGTGAACTTGGCAAAGCCAGCCGAGCAAGAGGCGTCCTCGCGTCTCCAGAAGTACTTGGACTCCGTCTCCTCATACGAGACGGAGTTTAAGAAATGGGAGGCGCGTAACCGCAAGATCATCAAGCGGTATCGCGACGACAACCGCGACCAGACGAACAACGAGGTCGCGCGGTTCAACATCCTGTGGTCGAACGTGCAGACGCTCGTTCCGGCCGTGTACGCCAAGCTGCCGAAGTCGGATGTGTCGCGCCGCAACCGCGACAACGACCAGGTGGCCCGCGTTGCTGCGCTCCTCGTAGAGCGCGCCCTGGACTTCGAGATCGAGCACTACCCGGATTTCCGGGCCACCATGACGCAGTGCGTGCGCGACCGCTTCCTGGGTGGCCGTGGCGTTGCCTGGGCTCGCTATGAGCCGCATGTGCGGGCGTAGGACGAGCCGGAAGATGGCCTACAGGTCACGGAAGACGTTGACGATGTGGACGGCGGCCCGGGCGATGCGGTTCCCGTCCAGGGGCTTGACGGCATGTCCGGTGACGGCGCCCCTGAGTCGGAAGTCGTCGCGCTGGATCAGGTCCAGGAGCAGATCGAGTACGAGTGCGCCCCGGTCGATTACGTGCATTGGGCCGACTTCGGCCACTCCGTTGCGCGTACCTGGGAGGAAGTGACCCAGGTTTGGCGATGGGTCTACATGACCAAGGATGCGCTGGTTGAGCGGTTTGGCGAGGAGGTTGCCGAAACCATCCCGCTCAACGCCACGCCCGACCCGCTGCAGAAGAAGACCGAGAAGCGCGAGCGCAACCTGGCTCGCATCTGCGAGCTGTGGGACAAGGAATCGGGCAAGGTCGTCTGGTTCTACAAGGGCGCCCGCGACCTGATCGACGTGAAGGACGACCCGCTCAACCTTGAGGGGTTCTTCCCGTGCCCGCCGCCGCTGTACGCCACCGTCACCAGCGACACGCTGATCCCGGTTCCTGACTTTGCGCTGTACCAGGACCAGGCCAACGAACTGGACATTCTCACCGACCGCATCGACGGCTTGGTAAAGGCCTTGCGCGTCCGCGGCGTGTACGACGCTACGGTTCGGGAACTGCAACGCCTACTGACCGAGGGCGACAACAACACCCTCATCCCTGTCGATAAGTGGATGGCGTTCAGCGAGAAGGGCGGGCTAAAGGGCTGCATCGACATCGTCCCGCTCGACGTGTTCGCCAAGGCCTTGATCGACGCCTACAAGGCCCACGACCAGATCAAGGCGCAGATTTACGAGATCACCGGCATTTCGGACATCATCCGCGGCCAAACCGCGGCATCCGAGACGGCGACGGCGCAGCAGATCAAGGGCCAGTACGCCGGCCTTCGCCTGCGCTTCATGCGGGACGAGGTCGCGCTGTTCGCCACGGGCCTTATGCGCCTGAAGGCGCACATCATCTGCACCAAGTTCCAGCCGGAAACCATCCTGGCCTACGCCGATGCGAAGCAGCTTTCGGCAGCAGATCAGGCGTTGCTCCCGCAGGCCATCGAACTGCTGAAGAACGACCCGTTGCGGACGTTCCGCATTCAGGTGGCGGCCGACTCGCTGGTCCAGTTGGACGAGCAGCAGTTCAAGGCTGATCGCGTCGAGTTCCTGGCCGCGATGGGCGACTTCCTGCAGAAGGCGTTGCCGGTTGCCCAGCAGGTGCCGGACGCAGCGCCTCTGCTGATGCTGCTGATGAAGTTCGGCGTGAGCGGCTTCAAGGAAGCCCGGACCATCGAGGGCGAGATCGATGCTGCCATTGAGGCCATGAAGCAGGCCGCCGAAATGCGCGCCCAGCAGCCGCCACAACCGCCCCCGCCTGATCCTGCCGTTGCCAAGGCGGAAGCCGAAGTGAAGGCCATTGAGGCGCGGACACAGATGGATGGGGCGCGCCTGCAGGCCGAGTTGCAGGGGGATCAAGCCCGCCTCGCGATGGATGCGCAGAAGAACCAGGCGCAGATGGCGAATCAGGTCATGCGCGCG